AGGCTTTCATGTATAACATCTGCACGGGTTATTTTACCGTTGCCACCTGATAGTGGTGTACGAACCCCCCCAAAAAATTTGGCCACGTTTCGTTCTCGTTGTTTCCATGCTTTATCGCCCATATTAGCATCATACACACAACATTAACTTAACGCAACTCTCATGTGATAGCTGTTAACTTAGGTTAATATCTAAATATGCCCTACACTGTGCGGATGAAAGCATTGTATATAACAAGCGGAGGCACTTTGGGGGGTGGGGGGTGCGTTTGGGCGGGCGCGCTGTGGTAAATGTGTTTCCCCCTGTGTGTATATGTGACATGCGTAGGCTTTTGCTAGGCGTACCTTTACAAGACCGCAGGGATGTGAGGCCGTAGCCGTGGAATGCGCGTGTGTGTGTGCGATGAACCTTTTTTCTGGGAGGTATGGCAAGGCTAGCCGATGTGTCTTCCCCTATATAGGTATAGGAGTAATGAGCAGTATACTGTGCTAATGCTCTGTTAGCTTTGTACTAGACCCGCCGATAGATTGCAGCAGATGTTCTAGTTCTGTCTGTAGTTCTTCGTCTGTACGTTGCTTGGTTACGTCTTCTACCTTGTGGACTGTCTGGTAGCCTGTACGGTCAAGGATGCTGTTGATTGCGCCCAACTTGACTGATGCCGCTACCTTGTCGTCTGTGATCAGGCTTTGTAGTTTCTCAACCGCCATAGGTACAGCGCCGCCTAATGCAGCCCGTGTAGCTAAATCAATCTCATTAACTAGCTTACGCTTTAACTCGTAGCCTTGTTGTTCGGCTGTGGCTTTTGAGTAGCCCGCCTTGATTGCAGCATGTGTTGCATTGCCTAACTGACTAAAGTAGTCAACGAATGCTTTTTGCTTATCTGTCAACGTTTTTGCGCTCATATTAGTTATTATAACCTAAAGTAGTTTAAGTGCAATATATAAAGGTAAATTAATTCTTGCGTGCATTTATAAATAGTGTATGATTAACCTATGTTAATAACAATGAGGATATAACATGGATACAATATGGACATACAACGATGGTGGCGCGGCAGATGCAGGCTACACTGTTAAGGCAGGTGATTGCGTATGCAGGTCGTTTGCAATCGTTAGCGGCAAACCTTATGCAGAGGTTGCAGCGTTAATCAATCAACTTGGTTCTAGTGAGCGTAAATCTAAAAAGCGTAAAGGTAAATCAACAGCGCGATCTGGTGTTTACAAACCTACAACAAAACGTCTTGCAGCTATGCTTGGACTTACATGGACACCAACAATGTTTATTGGTCAAGGTTGCAAAGTGCATTTAAAAGCTAATGAGTTGCCGTCTGGGACTATTGCAGTGTCGTGCAGTAAGCATGTGACAGCAGTTATAGATGGCGTAATTAATGATACATATGACCCGTCACGTTTAGGGACGCGTTGTGTGTACGGTTACTGGAGTAAATAACATGAAATGTTTAGATTGTGGATTTGATGAAGGAACACTGTTGAAAGATTTTGACAGTGATAAGAATTACAGTTGGTACGAATTGAGTGAAATGACAGAAGTTTGTGCCAGTTGTGGTAGTGAAAATATAACAATAAAGGAGCAACAACAATGAAAACATTTTTAAACGTATTTGGTACTATTGCGCTAGCTGTCGGTCTGATGGCTGTCGCAGGCAGTGCCAATGATTGTGATGGCAAGTGCATGGAGTATGCTAACGATTTGCCCACAATGTTAATGGTGGTCGGTTACGGCCTAATATCAATGCTTGGCGGTGGTGCATGTTTGTACACCGCTAACAAACTATAGGAGCAACAACATGAGTAAAACAAAAAATAAATACTGGGATGACATTGAAAACAATAGTCATAACGATGACAGTGCGCAGGCGGCAGTGGCAGAAGGCAAAGCGCAAGCAGCTACAATTGCAGGGCAGATAGTTGACAACTTGTCTGGCAGTGAATTGCAATGGCTTGCAGAGGAGTTGATAGAGTGTGATCAAGACAAAGCAGAGTCACTAGCTTCAAGCCTTACGTTTGCAATACAGGACAAACATTATAGCGATTTATTAAACATCGTTAAAAGTAGCAACACAGGCGGCACACACTTACACGGGCATATTCATAACCGTTCTTATGATGACTTGATTAAAGCGTTTGGTGAACCGCATTTTCGTTATCAACCGCGTGCAGGTGCAGAGGATAAGATAGACGTTGAATGGGCGTTTGAATTTCCCGATGGTCGTGTGTTTACTGTGTACAATTGGAAAAATGGCAAAGCATATTGCGGCACACATGGTGAGGATGTTGAAGACATGACAGAATGGAATGTGGGCGCACATAAGCAAAGCACATATGATGCTGTCATTGAAATGCTTAATATAAAACTAGGAGCAGTGAAAAATGACACAAAAGAATAATAGAGAATTCTTTTTTGTTATGGATGTTGTGTGGGTCAAAGGCATAATTGATGAGCATTTAAAAGGCTTGTCACCTACACAACAACAACAGGCAATGGAATACTTAAAAGATAACAAAGAAAAACTATATCAAGGATTTGATGAAGGTTTACGTCTTATTCTTGATGAGTGGATTAAAAAGCAGAACACAAAATGATGCTGCGTTTTATATTAACTGGCTGCTTGTGGACGCTATCCATTTATCTGATTGCAGATAATGACAAGGTAGATGCTGCAATAGTCGCAATGTGGGGTGCGATCAATCTTTGGCACACCATTGAAGAAAATAGGAGAACAGAACGATGACAATGAAAATAGATATAAGCAAAGCAGATATAAAAGAATTATATTGCTATGAAATTGCTTTGTTAAATGTGGTTGTAAATTTAAATAAGGAAATAGTAGAAATTAGAGCCAAAAGAAAAGACATAGAAAAAAAGGAGCAAAAAGATGACAACTAAAAAACAACAAAAAGCAGAAAGTTATGAATATCTACAAAAGCACATTGATGAAGGTGATACAATTTATTACATCGTTAAGCGTGTTTCTAACTCTGGCATGTATAGACATATTGCTTTTTATAAGTTTAACGTCAAAGATACATTTAAAGAAGGTGAAGACAGGGTGCAAAGCATTTGGTTAACGCGTGCTATGTGCAACGTGCTTGGCTACACTTTTAAAGAGCAGACAGAATGTATGGGTGTAAATGGTTGCGGCATGGACATGGGTTTTAGTGTTATTCACAATCTAGGCCATGAGTTGTTCGGTGATGGTTACAAACTTACATCAAAAGGTTTATAATTATTCATAGAATAAATTGTTCCTTGTATACGGGTTGGATGCTTCTATCTGACCCGTTTTTTTATCTTCATAGTCAAGCCAATCAATCACCATTTTAAGCAGTTCTGTTTGCGTTCCATAGTTACCTGTAAACTCTGAAGGGCTTGTGTGATAGCCATATGTCCCACGGTGATGCAAATAACAAAGCGGTATAACTTCAAAATGACTAGACCGCCTGCCCATGCCTGTATGGTTTTTTATATGGTGTATCTCTGCAGGTGAATCGTAATGGCCTAATTGTGCGCAGGCAACGCAGCCCAAATTGGCAACACGTGACATGTGTTTTTTTTCTTCAACGGTTGCAGGTTTTTTTTTAGCCATATTTCTTACGCTCAATGGTTTGGTTAATCATGTTGGTTTTCCATTTCTCAAAGTTAATATCAACTATCTTTTTTTCCCATGCCCACTTTAATTCTTCTTCAACAGCTATTCCCAATGCTTCAATGTGTTGCGCATATTCTGGATCAGCACGGGCTTCCCGTTCCTGTCCTGCTGCTGTCTTCTCACCTCTAAGCATATACTTTTTCATCAAGTTTGACAGCATGATTTGCCTGTTGTGTTCCAACACAGTTAGATCACGTTTAGCTGCTGCATGTTTTATACCTACCTCACGCAGCTTGTGCATTTGTTGTTCTTTAGCGTCCTCTGACATAAGCACCCCCATTTGATTTGGCTTTTTTAATTTGCAAGTGGCGCAGGTAGCCTTTGACCTCATCGCCCACAGGTTTTGGCATTACACGTTTACTGTGTGGAAAATGCCCAAACTTTTCTTTAAATGTCCAACTTGCCCAACCTTCTTTGTAGCCTTTTTGTTTGCTGTGAAATAAAAGCTGTGCGTAAAACTCTTGCTTATCTTGTGCATTGATGTCTGCTTTTGGTAACTCAACCAAACGTCCCTGCTTAATTAATACTTTTTTGTCTGCTTCTGTAGGCGCATGACCACACACAGGGCAAGTTCTTAATATTCTGGTAGGATGATAAACGGCATTGCATTTAGTGCATGTAAACGGCTGCTTATCTATTTCCTTACGTTCTTTCTTTTGTTGTCTGGTGATCTTATCAGCAGTTAGTTCCCAATCAGGCACATCTTCAGGAAACCCGTGTTCATATACACAGCCTGCATGATCAATAATTAATGTATCTTTTTTGTTTTCAAACGGACGCAAAGACCTTCCAACCATCTGCAAATACATGCCGTAAGATTTAGTAGGCCTTGCAAGTACAACACAAGACACCTTGGGTTCATCCCATCCCTCTGTTAATACTTGGCAATTAGATAACACTTTTATTTTGCCATGGTGTAAATCATGCAGCACTTGTTCACGTTCAAGTTCATCCATGTCACCGTCAACATGGCCTGCAGGTATGCCATTATCATTAAATATTTTAGATATGTATTTACTGTGTGCAATTGATGTAGCAAACACAACAGTTGGCCTGCCTTCAGCATGTCGTAACCAATGCGTAACTAAATCACCAACTAACTTAGGTGTGTTCATACGTTTGTTAAGACCACGTTTTTCATAATCACCTGCCATTATTTTAAGACCATCTAAATCGGGCATTGTTGGTGCAACTACACGATTAGGTACTAGATAACCTTCTTCAGTTAACTTTCGTATACTACCGCATTCAATTAAATCATCATATATTCCGCCTAAACCTTTGCCGTCATTACGTACAGGCGTTGCAGTTAAGCCAATCACATATGCTTCAGGGTATTCTTCAATCAAATCTTTAAATGATTTGCTTACACTACGGTGTGCTTCATCTAAAATAATAACGTCTGCATTTGGTTTGTTAAAAAATTTGTTTTCTTTTCTAATTGTAAACGTTTGTATGCTTGCAACTTGTGTTCTTGCACCAATGTTAGCCGATCTACCTGCCATAATTACGCCATGGTTCACATCAAACTGGCGTAGTTTATCGCTACATTGATCAATTAATTCACGTCTATGTGCAACAAACAAACAATTATTGCTTTTATCTACAGCAGCTTTGATCATTGCGCCTGCTATTACTGTCTTACCGCTACCCGTTGGAGCAACAAGCAATAGTTTTTTATTGCCTGCACGCATTGAGTCACGCAGTTTTTGTAATGCTAGTTCTTGGTAATCTCTAAGGTGCATATCTACTCCAAATGTCTTTTACTTGAAACAAAACTTCATTGTGATTTTCTGGTGGATTGCAAGCGTTAGCAAATTTTAGTGCTTCTTCTCTTGCATAGTCTTCTGACTCGCCACGTTTTCTAATAGCAATTAACATCTTAACCAATGCTGCATGTCTATCACCTCTGCCAACACCATATCTAAGTGTGCCTGTGTATTTACCTTGATACATAGATGGTGTGTAATCTGATTTAAACATTTCTTGTTCTGGCCTTTTAAGATCAAGACCATGCTTTATCTCAGCCATGCTGTACGGTGTGTCTATACCTTGCGCACCAATAACTTTAATTGGATATGGTTTAGCTTTGTTATGATAAAACCCTGCAACACGCATAACTCTTGGCAAGTCTTTTACAACTGGGTCTGAATTAAACTTTGCAGCTAATGCTTGTTGATACAGAGTAAATGATTCTAATGGCATGTCATTGACTAACCAGTAACAATGATATTTTTCTGGTGATGTGCTTAATATAAAATTAGGTTTAAGATCAAACTTATCAGGCAACGGTGTGCCATCTAAATCAATAAACACAGCCCTAACTTTTGTAATATTTTTAGTTGTTCTGCCTGTTAAATCTGTCTGATTAACAGTAAAAAATACACCTGCACCTTGTTTATTAAGTGACCATAATTCATCAATGTGTTCTTCCAATGTGCCGTGTAATTGTCTTATGATCTTACGATTTTTACCTTTATCACAAAATGTTTGAAAACTGTGATGTGTGCCAAAGGCTTGCATAAATATTCCATGGTGACTATTTGGATTGTACTTCATCCTTGCTCCCCCATCGTTTGTCTGCACCTTTTTTACCCGCAACTTGGCGTTTTTTACGGTTTAACGCTTGTTCTTTTCTTTCTTCTTCAGCTTGCAAACATATTAAAAAACTACCTTGCTTATCATTCTGCTCAAAAAACATATGTTTCATGGCAGGCCACATCTTTTTAATTTTATCTATTGTGCAATTGCACATCTTAGACATAATTTCATAATCATTTGGTATTCTAAAACCACGCCAACAATGACAGTACAAAAGAATGTACGCACCTTGTTCTTCAAGGGACATTTTCATACGGCTTGGTTCGCTTATCCAATCATTAGCGTAAAACTGAAACGCAGGTGATTGTTCGTCTGTAGATTTTTTTCTCATTGTTACCTGTTAATTTCCGTTAAGTTAATAATATACTATCCATGTTAACCTATGTCAATACCATTTGCAAAATATGTGTAAGGGCTGCTACCTATCTTGGTTGAAGTTGTAGGTGCAGTTGAAGGTGAAGGTGAAGATGAAGGGGATTGATTTGCCATTAGCAAAACGTTAGCAAACTAATAGCATTGCCATAGCATTGCCATATTTATTGGGTAATAAAAAGGGAGGCAGGCAACAATGAGAAAAGCCGTACCTCCCGTGCCACCAGTATTTTTAGCCTAAGATTAGTGACCTACTCCCTGCGGCAACGGAGCAATTTCGTCTGCGTGTTTTAGATCGGGACGTAAATAATCCAAATCAAAATCACCTATATCTGCTATTTGATAAGCACGCAAAGGGGGTATAACTTGCCATTTAGATACAGCAGGGTGGCTAATATTTAACATACGTGATAGATTTCTACCACCATATTTAGTTACCACCTCTTTCTTGCGTTCTTTAGCAAGTTCATATAATGAATTCATAATAACAATCCTTTATTGATCTAAGTACATAATACTTATAATATTAACAAATGTCAACATGATGCTTGACTTTAGTAACCTAAGTTAATATAATAGACACTCCAATAGTAAATATTAAAAAAGGAGTAGACATGAGTATTATTGCGAAGACAGTGGACAATGAGTCCAAATATCCTGAAGTAAGTACAGGAGTACACAAGGCTAGATGTGTAAAAGTAATTGATCTAGGCACACAAGAAAACAATTATGATGGGCAGATAACTTGGAAACGTCAATGTATGATTATCTGGGAAGTACCATCTGAGTCTAATAACAATGGTGAACCTTTAACTATCAGCAAGTTTTATACACTATCGCTGCATGAAAAAGCTACATTGGGACAAGACTTGTCAGCATGGCGTGGCCGTCCATTTACTGAAATGGAAAAAAAGGGTTTTGATATATCAAAGCTATGTGGTGTTCCATGTTTCATTAATGTAATGGAAGGTAAGAATGGTAGACCGCGTGTTACATCTATCATGCCATTGCCTAAAGATGATCAAGCATCATTAGCAGAGCAGTTCCATGAAGCTGTAGTGTTTTCAGTTGATGAATACCAAAAAGGTAACCGTGAGGAATTTAACAAACTTGCGGATGGTATACGTAACATTATTCTTAGA